GTTTATAAAATGTTTTTGTAAATTCTTGTTATTACTATCTATTGTACATTTTTGTAAAATATTTGTTGTTGTAATAACACACGTTTCGTTGTCTTCGTTTGTTTCTTCAACAGTAGGAATTCTTTTTATTTTATTTTGATTGTCCTTGAATATATGTTTTTTACAATACCTGTAATGTGTTTCCTTTAAACTCTTATGTGAACACCTATTCCCATTCACTAATATAGCTGAACATTGATATTGTTTTTCTTGTTCAAGCATAGGCGAAATATATACATGTACTAACTCATCTTCTGATATCATCATACCATCACTACCATCCCTATTTTTAATATATATATTGTATTTTTCAGATATATCTTTAATAACATTTTCCAAATCCGTAATATACCCCTTTTCAACTCTTTTTAAATTTCCCTTTAAACTCATTTTATTTAATTAATTAAACTCAAACCTTAAATTCAATATTTTTATTTAATTAATTAATTTTAATTACTTAAATAATACCATATCACAATTAAATACTTTAAAAATTAAACGTTAAGATCCTTTACCTTTTCAACAATATCATTCACAGTAGGTATCAAGGTACTATGTTGATAAGGATCAACTATATCACTTTTTGAATTATTTCTTAAGAATTTATTTCTTAATAAAATATCTCTTAAAATAGTATTAGGAATTCCTAACTTTTCTTGCAATCTAGCCATCCCCTTTGATTCCTTTACTAAACATTTTCCACCAAAACCCATCAAACCATCTGGTCCAGGAACTTGTGTATGAGATTCTCCTATTCTACTTTCTAATCTAAACAAATTTCTTAATTTATTATAATCTATATTGAATTTATCACATATTTGATTGATTTCATTGAAATACCACACCTTAACAGCCAAATGAACATTTACTGTATATTTAAACATTTCACAAATTGTAAAATCCTCAAATATAACTTCTAAATCACCTGTTTTATGATTGTATAAATCATTAAATACAGTTGTTAATTGTTCCTTTGTATTGTCATCTAAATTATTACCATTTGAACCTAACAAAACAAATTCTGCATTTGCAATATCATCCAAATAAGTAGTTTCCTTTAAAAACTCAGGACAAAATACAAATTCAATATTCTCGTTTGTAACACTTTCGTTAATACCAATACACGTACCAGGTGTCACTGTTGATTTCAAAATAACAACACTCTTCTGTGTTACCAATTCATTTAATTGATTTATAACACTCATTACAATTGATGTATCACAATCACCATGATTATCATCATCATTACCATTATCCTTACTAGGTGTAGGTACACATACAAAATATACATTTAATTTATTATTCTCATTGCATTCAGCATTAAGAACCATCTCATTTAATTTAGAAAAATAATAAGTAGCATCCTTAGGACAAGTATCATATACATTAAAACGCATTTTGTTTAATTTACATAAATGACCCATTGCACCACCAACATACCCATACCCGATAATATTAACAGTGTAATCCTTCATTTCTTTTTAATTTAATTACTAAAATTATCTTTAAATTAAAACGTAATAATAAATAAATCAAACGACTTTTCAACGAACATAACGTCCAGAAATTGTATAATCGTAAATAGCATCATTGATTGCTACTTCAGAACATTCTTTTTTTGTTTTTGATGATGTCGCAGCAAACCCTTCTGATTTTTCATTGAAAAAAAATACGTACACTAAAAAAGCAAGTAATGTATAAAATAACAAATTATTCATTGTGTTGTGTAATTATTGTATAGTATTATATAATAAAATAAATTTAACACCTAAGAAAAATCTCAGGTGTTAAATACTAATTAAAAGTTTTTATTGTTATTTTTCTTTACTGTTTTACTTGTTCATTACTTATTTAATTTGGATAACATATAATCTAAGCGTATTCTTTGTTTTTTAACAGCTTCATCAATGTATTCTTGTGAACGCTTGTCCATTTTCAATCTTTGAATATAATCTTCAATCATACTATTAATTTGTTCTTCTTTTGATATTTTTTCAAATCCTTCATTTCTTTTTTCAAAGAAAAAGGTATACACTAAAAACGCTAGTAAGATATAGAATAACAAATTATCCATTGTTACATTCATTTATATTAAATTAATCTTTATATTTATATGTAATAAAATAAATTAACTAAAAAAATCAGATAAATTAATTATATCATTTAAATCACATTCTTCAAATGTACTGTACAATGAATCCTTTTCATTACTGTACAATGAATCCTTTTCATTACTGTACAATGAAACATTTTCATTACTGTACAATGAAACATTTTCATTACTGTACAATGAATCCTTTTCATTAGAAAAGTGATCTTGGAAGTTTTCTTGATTGTATGTGTTAATATGAATTAATATCTCATCCATTAACAAATTTAATAAATTATTACTACGTTGTAAATTAGAACTTGTAGTACTAGTTGTACTCGTACTCATTATACTAATCACATTATTTCTAATTGTAGAATCCTTTTTAACTCTTTGTTTATTTTTACACTTAGGATTTCTTAAAAATGTAAATATCTTGTTTATTTTTGAAAATTGGATCTTTGTAAATTTTCGCATGATTCAATAATACAAAAATATTATTATATTTTCAATTTATTTGTAACCATATCGTTCGCTACGTCTCTTAGCAAATAAAATAATTCTACCATTTAAATCTTGAAGTGGTCTTGCTGATTTACATACAGGATACACATCTCTCATATTTAATCTTATAGGGTTTTCATCTACTATCCATCTAACTGGTGAAAATCTACCATCTGTAAGACTTCCATCGTATTCGAAATATTTATAAGGTATATTTACTTGCATCCTTGCTAAATTTCTTAAAGGCTCATTACCATTTACAATTACTTGACCTATCACTAATAAATTTTTATAAGGTTTTCCATCTATAAAATTCAAATCCTTACAACAACTATTACCAATCATATTAACACCTCTCTCGTAAATTTCATCACTTACACTTTCCTCACAACTCCCACTATATTCACTCGTACAGCTTGCACTACTAGTACTAGTGCTACCACTGCTACAACATACAACATCCTTATCTACATTACGAAAAAAACATGGATCTTCTAAACTATCAATTTTATTTCCATACCTTCCCTCGTGAATTCCATCATGACTTCCATCATGATAACTTCCTTCATGATGACTTCCTTCATGATGACTTCCTTCGTGATAACTTCCTTCATGATGACTTCCATGATGACTTCCATGATGACTTCCATGATGACTTCCATTATGACTTCCGTTGTTACTACCATGGTGACTTCCGTTGTTACTACCATGGTGACTCCCGTTGTTACTACCATGGTGACTTCCGTTGTTACTACCATGGTGACTTCCGTTGTTACTACCATGGTGACTTCCATCATAACCTTCGTCTGAATCGCTATAAATACTATCTTCACTTAAACTATCTTCACTGTCACTATCGCTTTCTGTATCGCTTTCTGTGTCTCTGTAATTTTCAAAATACAAACATTTTTCACTTGCTTGATTTTCATTTTCAACAGATGTTTCTATTTTTTCAACTGTAACAACTATTTCATTAACAGCTTCATTAGGAATTTCTTCTTCGTTAATTGATTCTTCTTTTTCAGATTTAACTTCATTAGGAATTTCTTCTTCGTTAGTTTTAGTTAATTGTTTCTCAACATTGATAACATCCACATCACCTGATTTTTCTAAAATGTAATTATCATAAATATTATGATTATTGTTATTGTTATTGTTATTGTTATAATTGTTATCGTTGTTATCGTTGTTGTTATCATAATAATGTTCTTTTTCTACAAAAACATAATGAATTTCTGCATTGTATTTTCTGTTATTTAAATAATGTTCACTTGGTGAATGGAAATGGTATTCTATTAATTTATATGTTTTGGAATTTATTTGTAAAATAATATTATCAACTACATTAAATACAAATTTCACAGGATCATATATTGCACCACGATTTTCACCTTTAATAGTTATATTTTGATCCATTTTATTTATGAAAATAGCATCTTTTTTATCTAGCTCGATTGGACTTTGGTATGACATTTCTGCCTATTATTGTAAAATATTTAAAGTATTTGCTAATTTAAATATTTAATTTAAAAAATAATTAGTTAGTCAGTCACTCAATTCTTTCGTTATAAATTACTCAGTCACTCAATTCTTTCGTTAGTTGTCACTCAATTCTTTCGTTAATAATCACTTTCTATTAAATTTTCATTTTCTGGTTGTAATGTTTTAATGAATTCAACATTGAAACCATAACGTTTTATACCATCTATTATTTTCTCTTTTTCCATACCATACTTTGTTTTTAATGCACGTTTTAATTCACGTGTATCTGGTATTTTAACATTGCTATAATTTTCCGACCACCAGTATGTAAGATTTGTATAAATATCCTTAAATGTTTCAATATTTTTATCATTTTCAGCAAGACAAACATCAAAGAATTCATCAAACTTGTCATTGTCTGTCTTGTATTTATTTGTTGCATTTTTAACCTCATCAGGTTCAATAAGACCTTCCTTCTTGAATAAACTATAATGATGAATTAAAATACTCATAAAATAAGGTTTCCAAGTTTTGATCTTTTCCTTTATCGTAGGATCTATTAAAAATTCATTCGGTTTTTTAGGATTATCACAAAATCTACTGTTGAAATCAACTACACGAATACGTCTCCATGTTCCACCATCCATTGAAGTAATCGCTGGTAAATCATTACAACACATAATCATCGTACCTTGAATCTTGAAACTAATAGGACTTTTATATAAATCACGCGCTATAATAGAATCGTTTCCACTAAATTGTTTTAAAATACCCGTGCGCAATTTATCCGTATGTTCTGGTTCCTGGAACGCAATAATGCGTCTACCTTTTAATCGAATAACATCAGGAGATACACTACTAGCATTACCACGTTTATTTGTCAATAAACTTGTATCAACTGAAACCATGTAATCACCTAAAGCAAGTTCTAAGAAATTAATCAATGTTGATTTACCATTTGCACCTGATAATCCAGTAAAAATATAAAACTTTTCATCAGGAATACCCATTAAACTTTTTCCTAATACTTTTAACAAATAATTCAATACATTTTTATTTGTTATAATCTTACCTAAAAATTCATATATTTCTTTAATAACAGGTGTTTGAGGATTATATTCTATATAATCGTATTCTGTTGAATAAGTAATACAATCATTTAAATCACCTTTTCTAAATGTACAAGTTTTGAAATCATATACACCATTATTAAATCCTAATAAATAAGGGTTAGCATCCAAATTTTTATAAAAATCAACATCATGATTCTTGAATAAAAATATCAATTGATTCATTATATTATCTTTAAAATTCACATTTTCTAATTTTGCAATAATACTATCAATTTGTTGATTCCTAGCATTTCCTTCTAATTCATCTTCATTTATTAAATGATCACGAAGATCAGAAGTATTGTCCCTGTCTTTAGGATTACTTATTGTTTTCATACCTTTGTAATATCTTGGTAATCCTTCACTTATTAAAAGATTCAACATAAGTGTTTTCTCCCATCGAGTATCGTTGTAAATATACCATTCGGGATTCTTTATTTCATCCACTCGAAATTTGTCCTTGTAAATATTAAACATCGCCTTCGCAATTTTATAATGAGTACCACTTAAACTTTCCTCCAAACTTTGTCTAATCTCCGGTGTAATATGTAAATCAACATTCCAATATTTAATTGTCATACTTGAATATAATTCCTTATACTCACTTTCCATATTATCAGGAAGCCTTATACCTTCCTCAGGAAATCTCTTCTTTAAACATTCAACATCATAACATTTAATAAATATACCCTTCATACTTATTTCAATGTAAATTGGTGAAACAGGTCGTTTGTGTTCCCTGCATTTAAATGGACAATGCTTATCAGCAATATTCAAATAATAACAATAAACACCAGATGAATTTAAACTAGCATACACTCTCAAAACTTCGAAATTGTAATCCTTTAATACCATCTGACCATTTACCTTTACCTTGTTTAATGTTTTCATTAATTTATGAATCTCACCCTCCAATACCTTGTTTTTAATATTCTCAATTTTTGCTTCTTTTGCCTCTTTTGTTTCCTTTGTTTTTGTAGATGTTGATTCCTTTTCAATAGTCATTTCAGTCAAAACAACATCTGCCTTTTTTCTAATTATACATTTACTAAAATCTTCCCATGTTAAATCATTAATGTACTTTTCTGTTTCTATGTCAAACAATTGATAACATACATCTTCTGTTTTCTTAAAAGATCCCAATAAACGTAAACCGGTTTTATATACAGATTTGTCAATAATACCAACATAATCACTGTGCTTTTCATACAATTCCTTTTCAATCACTTTTACAATATCCAAGGCACTATTCGTCTCAACAACAATATTAGGAAAATTTATATGATACTTATTATCCCTGCGCGAAACAACATGTTGGAGACACTCTTTAATTGATTCCTTGTTTTTAATCATTTTAGATAGTTCATCAATTGTTACCTTCAAAATGTTTTTAATATCAGAAACTTGTAATTCATTTAGTTTAGTTGTTGTATCCAAATCAAAAAACAATGCAAATTTAGAATCTTTTACCTTTTCAACCAAATGCATTTTAGTACATCCATTAACTAATTCATTGTAATAATTCTTATAAAACTCATCATAACATTCATTACTAACATTGTACTTTCCACCTGTTAATGACAAATGTGTTTGATAACTATCAACATTTTTTGTAAAATTGTGCATGTAACTTTTGAAATCAGACATTTTTAGTTTTTAACTAATTCACTTATACAAAAGTTGTATTAACTAAATTAATCTTCAATTTTTTATTTAAAAATAAAAATATTATTATAATATAGTATTATAAGAAGAAAGATGTCCTTCCTTATTTATCGTGATGTATTAAATAAAAAAAGTAGTATTGTTAATAAATTAATAAACGATAAAGATGCATTCAAACATTATTGTATGAATATATACAATCTTCTTGAAAAAAATAAAGCTGAAAATATCACGTACAGTTACCTTTACAAAAATGAAAACGATGATAACACAACATTTGTTATTAATAAAAAAGATAATATTATACAATCAGGATGGTTTTATAATACATCTAACACAAAAACAATTCCAATTTATGAAATTAGTCTATTACCGATCAATAAAGAATTATCGGATCATTTAAATAAAAGTGATGATAATTTAACAGATCTTATTCGTTTAAATAATATACTAAAGGATACATTAAACAATTTTGGTACTACAGGTACTACAAAGGATCGTTACAATGACCATGATGATTGTGATATTATTTTTGATACAGAAAGTGAAGCAGAATGCTGTGGGTTTGATGTATCTGATGGATTAGTTGAAAATTTATCATCTGATGACAAGGACTTTAAAATAGATGTGAAAGATATGAAAATAAGACCATTAACACCATTTACAGAAAACGAATCTATATCTAATTTAAATAATGTCACCGTTGATTATTATTCATCACCGTTTTCATACAAAAGCCCTATTTGTAATTTTTATGATTACAGTACAAATATGACACAAATTTACAATATAAAACAATCAGTACCTATATCCCCATTTATTAATAAAGTAAATAATGCATTACACACAGATCCATGGGACTTTAATCAAGTTAATTTTATGGATGAATTAAAAAAAAGAATACAAAAAAGCAAGTTGTAAAATTCTTTTATTAGTTGTTGTAGTATAAAATTGTTAAAGAAAATTAAGATCTATCATTGAATGTTTTCCAAAAACAGTTTTACCTAAACAATAATAATCTGTATCATAATTAAATATATTTGGTTGTATTTGTGTTTGTTTAAAAATATTTAATGTAAATGCATATAATTCTATTATTTTTGTAACATGATTACTTTTTTCATCTATTATACTATTAAACATTGTAACTATAGATGATTCTAATCCTAAATTATTTAAAGCATTTAATGCACGTTTTTTATATTTTTCCTTAAAATCATGTAAACAATAATCACTACAATTTTCTATAAAACTATCTAAATACCCATCTTTATTTACCTTTGATACATTCTTATCTACATTTAAATTACAAGATTGTTGATTAACAACAACATCCAAGAATGCACCTCTTGTATAATATGTTTCAACACCATAGTAATTTACCAAACTTATATAGTTATTAATACCATACTGACTTATTAATTCATCAGCTGTTGAAATTAAATTTGCATATAAACACCCGTGAAAACTATCATTGAATTCATCCATTTTTGGATGATTATTTATAAATGTATTAGCAGCTTTTAATAAAAATTGCGTGAAATCATCTTCTTCTACAATTAATACATTTTTTTTGTACACGTTCTTATATGCATATTCATACGTTTTTAGGATATCTTTTAATAAACAATCGTATATATCCATTTCAGAACCCTTACTACCTTCGCATTTGATTTCTATATTGTATTTATTTATGATGACTCTTAAATTTGATAGTAATTTAATAAATGCCCACGTATGTTGATCTATCATATCCTTTTTTTCATCTGCTTCATTTAATTTTGTAATACAAAACTGGGTATTATTACAAATTATATCACATGTGTAATTCACATTCTTTATCTTGTCATGTTTTTTTGAAAATCCTACACCATAAATATTAGTATCAAATATAATATCTTCCTTATTTCCAAATACACGTTTTATAATATTACTAAATTTTACAATAATCAATGATATGAATTTATGATTGTTTCCACTTAATGTAATATCATAATCAGATGATATCTTTACTGATCCAACACTGTTGTAATCAATCGTAGGATCATTCTCTTCTTTCTTTGATGTTTTATAATATTCTAATAAATCATATACAACAGAATTTACGAATATTTTTCTAAAATACCAAAGTAATGCTTTATAAATCACAACACAATTTGTTTTTGTCTTTGTAACCAAGTACTTTATAAAATCATTACTTAATAATACATTCATTAAATTGGGATCATCCTCTTTTATATTTTTGACATTATTCCATTTAAAATCCTCACCATTTAACATAATATAAGTTTCATTTGATTTTATCAATAAGTTGTATCTCACAAACATAACAAGAACATACAACCCATTGTAAAACTTATCATATTTGAGATTTATTATTTTGTCATTGTCTTCTGCATTTTTATTGGCATTGTCTTCTGCGTCGTATGCCCCGGTATTTATATAAATAGAATCTAATAAATTATCAACTTGGTTATTAATTTCCAATGTATTTTGTAATTCCTTATTTTTCAAAATATTTATAAGTGAATCTCTTTTATCACATCTTACAATTATACTGCTATTAATTTTATTACAAAATTCAGAATAAACATCATTTTTTGTTTCAGTTTCACTTGTTATAATATCAAATTTTTTATTTTTATCTAGCTTTTTCACTAAACAAAAAAATTTTTTAATGAATATATCATAATCACTAACATCGCTCATTGTTAATTATCTTATCTTTATATAATAAAAAAATCTTGTACAATAAATTTCTTACAGATTACTAATTAAAGTAAAAAATTATTTTTAATTTCTTTTAAAATTACAAAGATATCTCATGACAGGTGCATTACTACAATTACAAGCACAAGGTAGAGAAAATATTTTGTTAACCGAAAAACCGGATATTAATATTTTTAAATATAGCTACTTTCGTTATATTAATTTCTCAACTGATGTTCATCAAATTAATTTAACAGAAACAGCAACATTCGGACGAAAAGCATCGTGTAACATACTTAAAAAAGGTCACCTTTTAAGTAAGTTATATCTACAATTACTCCTACCACCATTACAAAAAGTAGATGGCACTTATTTATCATGGTGTGATACAATCGGTTATAGCATATTCAGTGAACCTATTGAATTATTAGTTGATGGTGTTATAATTGATAGATTGTACCCTGTTTTCATGGACACATGGGATGAATTATCAACACCTCAATCAAAACGCAATGGTAGAAATTTAATGATTCTTAAATCAGATATCTTTAGAAGTACTGTTTACAATGCTGAAAATCAAACAACCATAATAATTCCTTTGGAATTCTGGTTTACTAAAGAATACGCATCAGCATTACCTTTATTAAGTCTTAACACAGACGATATTAAACTCAACTTTAGTTTTAAAACATTTAACGAATGTATTAATTATGATGGAACATCTTTACCTTCATCTGTTAGCATATTAGAATCATATGTTTATGCTGAATATATTTGGATTGATAATCCATTTATTGATTTTTTCAAAAACACAGAACATTTTTATGTAATTAATCAATCTGAATATCACGGTAATGAAATAATCCCTAGTAATGCAACAAATTACACAACACATTTAAAATTTAGCAATCCTAGTAAAGAATTAATAGTAACATGCGTCGATACAGCCAATATTGTCAATAATAATTCCTTTAATTATTCAAGATCTGATGGAAATCCATTTATCAAAAATATGTCAATGTACCTTGATGGTAGATTACGTTTTGATAACTTGCCTGAATTTTATTATAGATGTATCTTTCCAGATTGCGTACACACATGCATCCCTGAAAAATATATTTATACATTACCTTTCTCACTTAAACCTGAAGAAAATCAACCTACAGGTTGCTTAAGTATGTCACGTTTTACAGATATCACTATTAATTTCACTCTTACACCAGGAAATCCTTCATGTTATTTATATATATTCTCAGTTATGTACAACTTTTTAATTATTAAAAATGGAAAAATGCACTTTGAATTTGCAGTGTAACTAATTATTAAGTCTCAGTGTCATCATACAAGCTGTAAATGTAGCAAACACTTGTGCAATTAATAAAAAGATCCCTTTTACATATGATACCTTTGAAATAATCATAAATGATATTGTAAGCAATGGTGTCATCTGACCAGCACTAATATGTGTATTAACTGCGATAACATTGGATACATATAATAATGTAATTAATATTATACCAGTTATAATATGACCATATGTGTATTCACTATCGTTTATTTTTAAAAATGTTATATATGAATTATAAGGAACTATATTAATAAAAATAACAAATACTAATATAGATGTTGTAATATACTCAATTATAAAGGATATTATAATATCAAAAACACTTTCCATTTTCAATCACTCTTTAT